ACCCAGCTTTGATATCTTCATAGTATTTGGACTTTTGCCCGTCCAGATGGGCTTTAGCGTTGGCAACTTGCTCTTTTAACGCTAATTTCTTTCTACGTATATCTCTTTCTTCGTCCATATCTTCGTCATAAGAGAACGTGTCTTCCATAAGGAAGTTAATTTCTTCTGTGTTTAAATGAGGTTTTGTTTGTTTATAATATTCATATAATAAATCGTTATCTTCTAACTTACTATAATCTTGATTAAGTTTAACATAATCATTTAAATCTCCACCGGTTTCTTCCATGAAATCCATTAGTTTTTGGATGTTTTCAGGGATTGGTTTTCCAGTAGCTTCAGCTTCAGCAACAGCTTCTTCAACTTGCTCTTCTAATTCTTCAACTGTTTCCTCTACTTCTTCATCTGTAATTTCCTCTAAAACAGGTGTTTCAACATCTTCTTTTGTAGATTTGTCAATATCCTCTTCTTTATCAGTTGTTTCTTCAACAACTTTTTCTTGAACATTCTCGGTTTCTGTGTTATCAACTGACTGTTCATTTTCCTCTGTTTTAGGAGGTTTACTTAAATCAACTTTGATAGGTTCGTCGTCTTGACTAATCTTTTTCACTGTTGGTTTTTTCTTTACTTTAATTTTTTCGACTGTATCGTCTACTTTTGGTTGTTCGATAGTCTCTTCTACTACCTCTGTTTTCTTTTTTGCCATAATATAATATAATAATAATTAATAAAAAGTTTATCTAGGGTCAAATGCACCTAAATCAAATCCACCACCTAAGGTATCATTACCTGCTGACTCAAAGTTTTTAGGTGGTTTTCCACTATTTCTTTGTTCAATCATCTCTGATTGTTGTGTTGCTTGTATTTTTGTTCTCTCGTCTTTACGATCTTCTTTTTGTTTCTCTCTTTCTTTCACACCATCAACCTCAATTCCTTTAAGTTGCATGTTGTATTGGAATTCTAGCGCCATTAATTCTTTTTTATGCATAACTTCTTGTTGCATTTTTTGAGATTCTATTTGCGCTTTCATTTGTTCTAACTGACCTTCAGCTTGAGTTTTAGCTTGATTTTTTTGCATTTCCACCTGAGCAGCAGCTTGAGCAGCTTGTGTGTTAGATTCTGTTTGTGCTTGAATATTTTCTAATTGTAATTGCCTATCTCTTTCTTCTTTTTTCTTTCTACGTATTTTTAATACTTGATTAGCAAGTTTAATATTTTTAATCTCTCTAACATCAATAGCGTCTTCAAGTTCTATATTTTTTTGTTGTAGCGCCATTTGAATGTTATTCTCTAACATTTGCTTTTCTTCTTCATCTGGTTGTAATTCTATAAATATACCAAAATCATAAAGATGTAATTCTTTTAGTTCTTCTAAAGTTGCCACATTGTGTGCTCCGATAGCTTGAATAAAAGCATCTTTTGTTGGGGAGTATTCTATAATATCAGATATTCTAAGTGATAAACATTCTGCTATTTCAGCTGTTAAGAATAATCCAGATTGTAGTATATGTCTTGTTGCCGTGTTGGAATTTGCTGCCGCGAGCTTCTGTACACCTACTAAAGCGTTTTTATCTGGCATAGTACCATCTCTAGCTTCGTTTAATCCGGTGACATCCCTAATCATTTGTAAATAATAATTATAAGTTTGTATTAAACTTTGCATTTTTTGCCCACCAGATCCAGATTGTATTTCTTGAATAGGTACTTTGCCAGGGTTTAGATCACCTTCTGATGTGAAACTCCTCCCTATTACAGAACCTGTTTGGAAAAACATGTTTAAAGCTTCTTGCGGATTGTAATTAGTTCCATTACCTAAATCAATTTCAGCTAAACCATCAGCATCTAAATAAACACCATCTGGTGTTAATCTAGACATTACTTGTTGTAGTTTTAAATGTGTTAATTGAATCATGTCAGCAAAACCTGTAATACGTTTTACTAAAGAATCAATTTTACCATTATACATTCTAGGTGCTACAATAGCGTAATTCATTTTAACTTTAGTGAAATCACTTTTAGGACGCATCATATTTTTTGCCATCTCCCATTTAAGTAACTCACCTGTACCAAGAATCATAGCCCCGTCATATAAACACTCTATAGATTTTGATAGTTTAGAATATCCACCTTCTTTATCTTTAGGTGGATTAAATTTATCATCTTTAGGTATAATTTTACTTGCACCAGTACCAGTTTCTTTTACTTTATAAACTTCATTCATATAAGTTTTATAGTTAAAATATAAAACTTGAATTGTATTATTATCTTCTTTATCTACAGAGTATCTTGTATTAACATTATTTCTATTAAACGATTTATTTTTCATTATATCTTCAAGTTTTTCTTGAGATAAATCAGGAAATTGTTTAATTAATTCATTTACTGGAATAGATTTCACTTCACCGACATAATATATATCGTCAAAATAAGGAGAATCTGTATATGAGTACACGAGATTAGCAGGATCAACATAATCAACGACAACACCTTCTGATGTATTAAAAGAAGATTTTACCGCTCCAATACCTAACACAGTAAGATCATAGTAAAATTGTTTCTTTGTTAATTCGTAATTATTTCCTTCTAATAAAACGTTTAAAGCTTGTTCTTCTGCTAATTCTACAGATTGCTTATAAGTTAATTGCATATGCAATCCTAGTTCTTCTTGTGTTTCTGGTAAAGTTTCAAGATCATTCTCGGCTAAAGAAATTCCAAAAGCTTGTTTAGAGAATTCATCTAATTCTCTAGTTCTCATATCAGCTAATATAGATTCCATATATTTAGTACGTTTTGCTACTCCGTATGGATCTTGAGAATACGCTTTTATATCATATGTTCTTTCAGCTATACCATTAACAACTATATCTACAAATTTGGAAATAATTGGAACTGGTTTCCAATCTAAATTTAAATAGGACAAATCACCATTTATTGATAACTCATCCTTATACTTTTGAATTGATTGCTCTCCACGAGCGTACAATCTTAAATTATGAAAGTTGTTATGATTAGCTCTATATCTATTAAGACTCCTATCGTTGTTAAACCATTCGGTTTCGATAGCTTTAGCCACTTTTAAACCATATTCTTCGCTGCGTTTTTCAGCATCACCTACAGTTTGACTTGGGAAATAACTTTTAATGCCAGACTCTGCCATATTATTCTTTTATTATTTTAGACATACTACCTTTGTTTTCATATTTAGAAATTTGTATGTTTAATTTTGGTTTTTCAATTTTTGCGTTTGGAGCATACAAATGTCTATTGTTTGCCATGATTGCTAAACCTGAACTAATAGACGCATCAAACTTTGTACGTTTATTTATATCAAATCTAGTCCAATCATTTAGTAATTCGTTAAAATACAAATCTCCAAATGTTCCATCTTGCTGCATACCTACGTGATCTTGAATATACATCTCGATCGCAGCGGCATGTGCTTGTTTTATATCTTCACTAGAGTTAGGAATTCCTCCAACTTCTTTTTCTGCTACAGACAACTTATTCCATATCTTGTCCGGTCTGTTCATGCTAAACCCTCTATAACCTCTTCTTCTTAAATAATAAAGTAATCTAGGTTTATTATTCTCTGCGAGTATTGGCATTCCGTAAAACACGATAGCCATTAAAACATCTTCAAAAAATATTTCTGCTGTTGGTGGTCTTGACAAATATTCCAAAAAGAAACTATTTGCAGGAGCATCTTCCATTGAAAATCTTGTTAATCCATGAAGTGCACCTTTTGATCCCTCTCCGTCCACCGTCCCTGATATATCATATGAGTCACATCCAAATGCCCCCATATGTTCGTTACCAGGATATTTTATACCATTCTTAAGTATAACTCTATTTTGTAAATTCGTTTTTGGAACCCAACTTACTTTAAATCTACCATTTTGATCTGGGTAGAATATAACTTGTGTATCTTTTACCCCATTCACCCATTGGAAATTACCTTTTGTAACCCCAAGGGTTCTAGACATTTCTTCGTTATAATCTATTTGTTCATATATTTTAACTAGATTAAATATACTCCCTTTTGCTTCATCTCTAAATGCATGCTCAGTAGTTTTAGGGAATTGCCTATAAAACTCATTTAACGCATCGTGATCTCCTTTCAAACCATCAGCTTCATTTTGCCAATGTTCTACAATACCTATATCTATTAGTTCTCCATCTGGGCCGAGCACATCGCAGTCTGGTGTATCAAAAACTGGAATTCCGTACTCATCAATAAATCCTTCGTAGTTCCATTCCATTGGGATAAACAAAGAATATAAACCAGACTTCGTTTGG